ACCTTTTTATAAGAAATTTAAAAACACTGTTTGTTATAATTACATGAAAATGGCACATTATTTTGCACAGGAATTAATGCATGTTCAACTTTTTAATAATAAGAGCCAAAGAAAGGAATTTCATTTTTTTAACTGTGGTCAAAGTAATGTTCTCTATATTATGATGAATAGTTATGCTGAGGGGATAAAAGACATGGGTAAACCTTATATGTGTCTTGTTATAACAGAAAATCCAGATTTCTATAGTCCTTTCTTTGGTAAACTAACTAAATTAAAAATTGATGACAAGAAGTATTTAGTGATGAGTAATTGGATGAGGTTACCTTCATTTAAGATAATTCACATGAGAGATGCTTTTTACTCAGTTTTATCAAGTACAATGAATAGTGTAATGTCATTATATAAAAGAGGAGATCCAGATTCTTTTGATTCTAAATATAAAAAAATTTATTCACTAAGATCTATAATATCCCTTTGCACAAACCAAAAAGTTGGTGAATATTTGATGAATGTTAGATACGCCTATATGTCTTCATTTTCCACATATACAAATATTTTTGAACTTTTAAAAGACAAATTTTCCCCACCTTACAAAAATTGTTTTATAGTTTGGATTGTTAACAGTCTATTAGAAAAATTACCAAGAATATTTGAAGATGTTGTTTTGAAAGAAAAAATAAAATTTATAAAACCAAGATATGAAAATGATAAAAGGAAAATTGATAGCATTGGTGGAGACATAGAATTAACATCATTATGGGGTGATTATCATCTTAATGATGTACAAGAAATTTTAGATGAAGCTTTTATTTATGTGCATACAATCAAGGAACCTTCAGATATTTTTAGAGAACAGGTGAAAGCAATACAAACAATTGTTGACTTCCAAAAGGAATATGATGATTTACCTGAAAATATAAAAAAAGGTAAATTAGGTAATGATAATGAAATTAGAGAGTTTTTGTTGAATAAATCTTCAATTGGTTGTTATGGTAAGGTTATTTTTAGTTCTACAAAAAATTATTTAAAAAATTTGAATGTTGATTTTAATGTGGTGATAAATGATATCTTGTCTGAAAATATTTCAGAAATTATAAGTACCAAAGCTGTTATTCATGATATTGAAAGAAGACTTGTTGAATTCAAGGATAATAAAACAGATGTTGAATTAAAAAAGAAAATTTTTGAAATGTTTGATAAGGATGAGAATGATAGTGATCATAGAAAGATAAAACTGAAGACAAATACACAATATTATGGTGAAGCAAAAATAAGACAAAAAGTTTTCGAAACGGTGTTAAATATTGTGGAAAATGACAAAGATATTGAAACTGTTCATGATCTTGCAAAAAAATCAATTATTGAGAATAAAAATACTTTAGCTGATATCTGTATTAAATCACAATATGGTTCTAAGAGAGAATTCTATGTTGTAGATATTGAATCAAAAGCTCTAGCAAGATTATGTGAAAATTTTTACAAAATAATATGTAGTAAAACTGAACATGAAATGATCTCTGTGCCAGGGGATAGGAAAATGCTTAAAATGCAAAAAATCCTAGAT